ATGGGATGCACTATTTTTCATGGTAGATAGTGCGATCTATGATTATATGGGTTTAAAAGATCCCAATAAACCCAATTATGGTGAGACTGCTGGTAATGAACCTGCTGCTACTTACGAAAAAAACAGACAACAATTTAAAATGGTTAAATTAGAATCACCATCATGGACAATTGAAGTACCAGTACGTAAGAAGAAATGAAAGTAGCAATTATAACTGACCAACATTTTGGTGCTAGAAAAGGTGCTGATTATCTTCATAAGTATTTTAAAAAATTTTATGAAGATGTTTTTTTCCCTATTATAGAATCTGAAGGTATTACCACTGTAATTGATATGGGTGATACTTTTGATAATAGAAGGAATATTGATTTAGCATCATTAGAATGGTCTAAAAAGGTTTACTTTGATAGATTGAAGTCTATGAAAGTAAAATTGCATAGTATTGTTGGTAATCATACTGCATATTATAAAGATACTAATGAAGTTAATACAATAGATCTTTTATTAAAAGAATATAATAATATAATAACTTATTCTTCTGCTACAGAAGTAAAATTTGATAAATTAAAAGTTTTATTTGTTCCGTGGATTAATTCTGAAAATCATAATGATACTCTTAATTTAATCAAGAAATCTAAATGTAAAGTTGCTATGGGGCATCTTGAGTTAAATGGATTTACTGCTACTCCAGGACATACTATGGAACATGGAATGGATAGTAAACCTTTTAATAAGTTTGAAAAAGTTTATTCTGGTCATTATCACCAAAGATCTGATGATGGAAAAGTATTTTATTTGGGTAATCCATATGAGATGTTTTGGAATGATGTAAATCAAACTAGAGGATTTCATATCTTTGATACAGATACTTTAGAGCATACACCAATTAATAATCCTTATAAGTTATTTCATAACATATATTATCAGGATCAAAACTATAAGTTATTTGATGCAAGAGAATTAAAAAATAAAATTGTAAAGGTTATTGTAAGGCAGAAAACCGACCAAAAACAGTTTGAAAAATTTATAGATAAATTATACTCTTCTGGTATTCAGGAACTTAAAATAATAGAAAATTTCCAATTACACGAAAGTGATGATTTTGAAGTTGAAGATACTGAAAATACTATTGGTATTTTGAATAGGTATATTGATGAATCTGATTTTGAAGGTGATAAGACAATGATAAAGGGTATATTGCAGAAAATATATGCGGAGGCTTGCGAGGTAGACTAATGTATCTACTTACGTTAAAACATCAACAAGACGAAGGTGCTTATGCTGTTCTTAATCGGTATGGGGAAAAGGTTTTGTTTTTGTTTCAACAGGAGGATGATGCAGAAAGATATGCAATGCAGTTAGAAGAGCAAGAAGACAATAAGATGGATGTAATAGAGGTTGATGATAACCTTGCAATTATTACGTGTAGACGCTATAATTATAAGTATGCTGTGATTACACCAAACGATATCGTTATTCCCCCAAAATTGAATGATAACATTCCAGAAGATTAGATGGAAGAATTTTCTGTCGACTGGTAATCAGTTTACAGAAGTTGATTTTCAAGAAAATGCAACAAATTTAATAGTAGGCACCAATGGTACTGGTAAATCAACAGTCCTTGATGCCTTAACTTTTGGTTTATTTAATAAACCCTTTCGTAAAATTAATAAAAGTCAATTATTAAACAGTACCAATGAGAAGGATTGTTTAGTTGAAGTTGAATTCTGTATTAATAATAAAGAATATTTGGTTAGAAGAGGAATAAAACCTAATATTTTCGTCATAATTGTGGATGGTAATGCCTTACATAAAGAGGCAGATGATCGTGTAATGCAGAAGATGCTTGAGGAAAATATTCTTAAGGTTAATTATAAGTCATTTACCCAGATTGTTATATTAGGTAGTAGTGCTTTTGTACCTTTTATGCAGTTAACTGGTGCAAATCGTAGGGATGTGATTGAAGATCTTTTAGATATTCGTATTTTTTCTGCAATGAATAATCTTATTAAAGATAAAATACGGACTCAAAAGGATAATATAAAAACTTTAGATCTTAAAAAAGAAAATGTAAAAGATAAACTTGATATGCAGGAAAAGTTTATTGATGAATTAGAGAATCGTGGTAAGAAACATATAGAAGATAAGAAGGGTAAACTTAAAGTTTTAACTGTTGAGGCAGATACTCATTTAGATCATAATCAAATACTAGAATCAAATGTTGGTGACCTTACAAAGGAACAAGAATCATTGGTTGGTGTTAATAAAAAGTTAAAGAAACTAAACAATTTAAAAGGTAAAATATCCCAAAAGGTAGCAACAATTACTAAAGAACATAAGTTTTTCACAGACAATACAGTATGCCCTACTTGTACTCAATCTATAGAAGAATCATTTAGGTTAAATAAAATTGATGACGTTCAAAATAAAGCAAAGGAGTTGCAATCTGGTTATAAAGAACTAGAGGAAGCAATTCAAAAAGAAGAGGAACGAGAACGTCAATTTACCACACTATCAAAGGAGATTACTAAACTCAATAATGGCATTTCTCAAAACAATACTCGAATCTCTGGATGTAACAGACAGATCAGGGATTTGGAATCGGAAATTCAGAAACTTACCGATCAACTTGCAAACAGAAATACTGAGCATGAGAAGTTAGAATCTTTTAAAGAAAATTTAGGGAAGACATATGAGGCATTAGCCTCTAAGAAGGACATCATACGCTATCATGATTTTTCATATAGCTTGTTAAAGGATGGTGGTGTCAAGTCTAAGATAATAAAGAAGTACCTTCCATTAATTAATCAGCAGGTCAATAGGTATCTGCAGATGATGGATTTCTATATCAATTTTACATTGGATGAGGAGTTTAATGAAACTGTTCAATCTCCTATCCATGATAATTTCTCTTATGCTTCCTTTAGTGAAGGTGAGAAGATGAGGATTGACCTTGCTTTACTCTTTACATGGAGGGAGGTAGCAAGATATAAAAACTCTGTTAATACAAATTTACTAGTGATGGATGAGGTATTTGATAGTTCTCTTGATGGGTATGGAACTGAAGAGTTCCTTAAGATTATTAGATTTGTTGTGAAAGATGCTAATGTATTTGTGATATCACATAAGACAGGTATGGACGATAGGTTTGATAGTGTGCTAAAATATGAGAAGATAAAAGGATTTAGTAGGTTGGCGTCATGAATGAAAGAGAAAAAGAAGAATTGAGGGATTTGAAAAATAGAGTAAATAGATTGCAGTATGATTTTGATAAATTGAAGAATGCTATATTATTTCTTCCAGAAATAGGAGATAAAGTACAAAAAGGTATGTGGTCATGAAACTAGAATTTTATGAAGGTAAGAAAGTACTAATCACAGGACATAAGGGTTTTATAGGAAACCACTTATGGGGTTTTATTCAAGAGTCTAACTGTTATGGTGAGTGGCAGAATGAAAGATGGGATCTTTATGGTTTGGATTTTCCTGATGATATAGGATTTTTTAAACCTCCTAAAGAGAAGTATGATTATGTTATTCATTTAGCAGCCTTTGCTGCTCTTAGAGAAAGTTTTGAAGATCCTGATAGGTTCTGGGAAAATAATGTAGAGAAGTCTAAACCTATCTTTGATTACTGTGGAGAGAATGATTTAAGGTTATTATATGCTAGTTCTGCTGGTGCTCATGGGTGGTCTCAAAACCCTTATGCTATTACCAAGAAGGTAAATGAATTACAAGCACCACCTAATAGTGTGGGTATGAGATTCTTTAATGTATGGGCAGAGGAGGGAAGTAGACCTGATATGTTGTATAGGATGCTTCAGGAGAATACTGCCAAGTACATTACAAGACACTATAGAGATTATATCCATGTTAGGGATGTGGCAACCGCCATATGCTTACTGATGGATTCTAATTTCAGAGGACACCTTGATGTGGGATATGGAGAAGCAATTCCTGTCATGGACATAGCAAAGGCAATGGGACGGGATCTGCCTATAAAAGAGGACACACCAGGCGAACCAGACAGTTTATGTGCTGACACAAGGGTCTTGCGTCAATTAGGATGGAGACCTACAATAAATATTATGGATCATCTTCGGAACAATGACCCCAAACTGGCAACATCATTCTAAGAAAGAGAAGAAACGAACTCTTAAACCACAGGCTCTACGTGCTGCAAGAAAAAGCCGTGGACAGTTGATAAAGCGTCTACAGACCGCCCACAACAGGCGGTTTTCTAGTATGATAGGTACATCAAACGAAAAGACACATGGCAGTTCAAAAGGAAATCAAGTCACAACTTGCCAAACTTCTTGCTACTGAGGATATCGTAGTAGAGCACAAGCAATGCGAGACCGCACAGTTCAATATTCATACTCGTGTGTTAACTCTTCCTATGTGGGAGAAAGCTAGTAATAATGTATATGATATGTTGGTGGGTCATGAGGTAGGACATGCACTCTTTACTCCTGATGATTGGAGTTGGGAAGGTAAAATTCCTCAACAGTTTGTTAATGTGGTGGAGGATGCAAGAATTGAGAAGTTGATGAAGAGAAAGTATATGGGTATTGCCAAATCCTTCTATAGAGGGTATAGTGAATTACATGATAAAGATTTCTTTGAAGTAAAGGATGAAGATCTTAGTACTTTTAATCTTGCTGATCGTGCTAATCTATACTTTAAGATTGGTTCGTTCCTTGACCTATCTTTTTCAGATGCTGAAAAGGAGATTATCACTCTAATACAAAATGCCGAAACGTTTACTGACACCATCTCAGCAGCAGAAACGCTATATAATATCTGCAAGCAGGAGCAGCAACTGAAAACCTCTAACACTCAAGAGGATGTGGAAGAAGATATGGGAGATGAACCTCCTTCAAGTGATAGTTCAGGGTCTGGGGATAGTGACCTTGATAACACTGGGAATAATGGTTCTTCCGTTTCTGACTCTGATAGCGATGGTCCTGTGGAAAGTGGGGAGCGTAATCCTGATCGTTCTTCTGGGAGTCATGCTGATGACCCTACTGTAGAAACTGCTGAAGCATTTAATAGTTCTATTCAGGATCTTATTAATTATAACGGTACTGAGAATGCATATATTGAGAGACCTGATTTAAATATTGAGAATATCATTGCTTCTAATAAAGAAGTACATAAAGAGATTGATTATCATTGGTCTCAGGAGAGAGAAATATTTAAAGAAAGACAAGAAAAATACCATCATCTTCCACAAGAGATATTTGAAGAAGTGGATGCTGATTTTGCAAAGTTTAAGAGAGATGCTCAAAAAGAAGTTTCTTATCTTGTAAAAGAATTTGAGTGTAAGAAAGCGGCTGATGCATATGCTCGTGCCACTACTAGTAAAACAGGAGTTCTTTCTACAGAGAAGTTACATACCTATAAGGTTAATGAGGATCTCTTTAAGAAGATAAGTGTTGTTCCTGATGGTAAGAATCATGGATTAGTCTTTATTCTTGATTGGTCTGGTTCGATGTCTGGAGTTATGATGGATACTTTGAAGCAACTTTATAATTTGATTTGGTTCTGTCGTAAAGTTTCTATTCCTTTTGAAGTGTATGCTTTTACAAATGAGTATCCTAGAGGAAATGTAGATCATCATCATAAAATGATTTCAGCATATGAAAAGAAAGCTGGATTAGCAATTATTGATCCAACATTCTCTTTGATGAATTTGTTTACAAGTAAA